GGTTTAGGTTCTTTTTCCAATCTATCCCAACATGGCATACAATATCCGCCCTCGTCATTATTAATTAATGTATTGCATCCTCTACTTTGACAATAACATGGCCTCATGCAACTCATAATTGCCCCCTTTTAGAATCCTCAATTACATCTAAGCAATATTGACAAATGCCATCCTCTAAATCTATGTCATAATCATCATCGCATTTATCACAAGTTGTTACAAGTGGATCTTTGACTTCGTTTAAATATTTTTCGCGAAAATAATTAAACTTCTCTTTATTTTTATGATCTTTAACTTCAGCCTCATCCCAAGTTTTGCCTTGTGCAATCTTAGTAAGACTATATACTTTATTTTCTTTAGGTTTACTCATTGTTTTCTCCTTTTGAATATTAACACTATCAGATTATAATGATTTTATTTTTTATTCACTAATGTTTTTTTTCCTGAATACTTTATTTACTCTGTATATTTATATAAATCTTTGGCTTTATCTTTTTATTTAACTCTTAGCAAACCCTTTGAATAAAAAGTTATCCACAGAGTTATTAACATTTTGTGTAAAAGATTAAGGGTTTGACTTTCCTGATATTTATTACCATATTAAAGGAGTGTTAATAACAAACGAGGAAATGACTATGACTTTAGAACAAAAGAGAGTAACGATGACTAAAATACACAAGTTAAATGATCTTGAGGCTAAGTATCAACATTATGAAACTAATACTGATAATATATGGTATTGGGCTAAACAAAGATATAATGTTGAAAAACCAACTGACGAACAACTTAATAGCATAGACGAATATCCATTAAATTTTGATGATTATGCAAAAAATTGTGATGTTATTGGTAAAGCACAAAAAAAGATTATCAATGACTTAAAAGAAAATGATAATATTGAAGTTGAATTTGATGGATATTGTTTTAGAATTATATAATGATTACTAACGAAAATAACAGAGGCACATTAATTTGTGCCTCAAAGGAAAATAAGCAAATGAAGAATGAAATAAATATCAAAGAAGTAGGTTATGATTTAATGACAGATTTATTATCTGTGAATAAAAGAATAAAGGATCTAAAAGTTACTTTTGAAAAGAATCTTAAACATGATACTATTAAATATGGCGATGATTCTTGTAAGAGAACTTACAACGGATTATTCCTAACTCCGACAAAAGCAAAAAATCAAATGGAAACTAACATATATGATTTTGATTATGCCTGGAGTACATTTAACATTACTTACATGGAATATGTTGGAATGGTTTATCAAATAGTAAAAACATTAGATCGTTTAGATGTAGATACATCTACAATAATAGATTACAATGAACTTTATCAAAGTCGTTTTGAATTTCGTAAAGATATGATTCACTGTAGATTTGCTATAATTCAAGAAATATTTGTAAACGATGCAAATGGTAAAAAAGAATCACCTGATTGGAAAAAAATACATAACAAAAGAGAGTGTGAATAATGGATACTGCAAAAGCAAAAGCATTAGCCATTGAATTAATGTCTGAATTTCAAGTAGATCAATATTATTCTTTTAAATGGGATCGTGCTGTAAGAAGGTTCGGATGTTGCAAAACTGCTTGGAAGAAAAAGAATACAATGGATGATTGGCTTACAGTTGTACCTGATGGACATGCAGAGCCACATTCTAACTTCAAAATTGAAAGAGGTTACATTACATTGTCAAAGGAATTAACCAGGTTAAATAGTGAGGCATTAGTTAAAGATGTAATACTACACGAGATTGCCCATGCAATTACAGCAATTAAACATGGCAAAGGCCATCATCATAGTGATACTTGGAAAAGTATTGCTATTGAAGTTGGTTGCACTGGTACAAGATGTTACCCACAAGATACAATAAAGCCACCTGCAAAATGGTTAGCTTATTGTAGCACTTGTAATCATCAATCTTTGAAAATTAGAAAAAAACAATATAGTTGTGGAAAATGCTGTAGCACTTGGAATCCTGATTATATTTTGAAGTACAAGATTAATCCTGAATACGAAAAAGTGTATGGGATTAATAGTTAGTAATATCAATATAGTTCCTCGCAAAGAAGCCCTGAGAAATCAGGGCTTTTTTGTTTAAGGAATGAGGCGATTATTGTATTTGTTGTCTCATTTTTATTTGAGTGCTAAATCTACCATCTGCTATTTCTGTAAATACCAAAGGTGCATCCAGTCTTACCCAATTTAATTTTGATCCATCGTACCATAGAAACTTTTTTCCTTGTCCTTTTAAGGCATCTTGCATTGTAATTAAACTTGCTTTAAAAGTAGAACTAATATTTTGAAAGCTAATTGTTGAAACCTCTTGCCCATCGTGTATGTTCAATGCATACTCAACACCACCGATACTTCTTGTGACTTCAGTTCCATAATCTTTTGATGATTGTACATTGACATCAGGTTCTATTTCAAAATCTAATTTATTGCCAATTAAAATTTCTGCTATATTATTTTGTACATCATTGAACTCTACACAAAATTTTGTTTTAGATGTAACTTCTGTAAAAGATGCAACTCGCCAACTTGCAGAACTACCACCACTTCCAAAATTTACTCCACCAGTTAAATTGGTAATATCTGTTCCAAATCGTATGGTATTTTCTGAACCATCTTGTACACCTATTCCACAATCACCAGCAAAATATATTGCAACACAATTAGCTGCAACTGCACTTCCAACTTGATAACATATAGCATCATTTTGAGATACACCTGACATTACTTTACCAATATTTTGATCACTTACTCGTTCGTGGCTTGTTAAAGCTGATGAATTAACACTAAAAGTCGTATTGCTAAAAGTTCCCTCACTAACTGTGTTATCACTTCTATATTGATTAATTGAATCATAAACAAAATATGACATTTAAACCTCTCTACATTGTACTGAAACTGAACCTATTGTTCGTTTCAAATTCGTTATTATAAATTTTTTATTACTCCATTGTTCACTAAATAATCTTGTCGGCATAGCCACTAAGGAATCAAAGGTATCTGATATTTCATCAAATGGAGTTCCAAGATTACCAAATACAGTGTCACCAAAATCTAAAAAATCCCCCACTTGTAATAGCGCATATTTCTCAGGATTAATAATAGTCGCTGACATCGTTGTTTTATATTGTCCAAATAAACTGGATCTAAAGCTAATCCAATCATCATTTCTTAAACTACCTATTCCATCAATAGCTTGATATAAATGATCTAACTTAATTTCTTTCTTTTGATGTTGTGCATTATCAAATATTGTTTCGTGTGCAAATCCTGATGCAGTATTTTTATATTCATTTTTTTGTAAATACTGACTTTCTGCTGGATGCTTTTTAGAATTAACTACTAAATTGGTTTCTAAATCTTGTACATTAGTTATTCCTATTTCATAATCACTAATATCAACTTGACTTAAATTAGCATTAGCACTTGGACTATTTGCAATTGTGAAATATCTCATTGGTGCAACACCACTTACAATACCAACTTGTTTTGCTTGTGGACTAAATTCAAAAAAGAAACATCCCTCATATTGTAATTTTTTTAAAGATGTTTCTAATGCTTTAGGTTCGTATGCTTGAAATCTTGCTTTCCATTTATTAGCATCAGTACCAGCACCATCTCTTAAATCATTTACAGCTATAAATCCACTGCTACTAATTTGTGAATCAGCAGTAGTACTACCCACTGCAACAAAATCTACATCTAATACACTATGTAATAGCTCTCTATGTATTGTTACTGGATTATTAACTACATCATCACTGGATCCATGTTGATCAAAAGTTGGTGTATTAGCATCTTTTCCTAAATATACTTTTTCAATACCAGCATTAAATTCTTGTGATGCTATAGGTTCATTCACTAAATCGTTTTCTGCTGTAATAGTTACATATACATTTTTTAAAACTACACTCGCAACATTAAATGTAGTATCATCGCCCTCTGCATTAAATCTAAAACTCAAATATAAATCCTCAGGCAAAGCATTATTAGTTAAGACACTTGCAATATTAGTAGTCGTTGGTAAAGCTTGTCCAACTCTGTCTGCTTTATCGCCAGTAGTATTACTTCCTACTAATTCTACATCGCCAGTAGAAGAACCAAAACCACTGTCTAATGTTTTTGCAACATTGAAAAAAGCACCATCAGCACCTGAATTTACTTGTAATATTTCTTGTGTATAAGTTCCTGAAAGGTTTAAAGTTATTGCAGTAATCTTTCCTGTAACTTGTGGCATAATTAATTTAAATACTACACCTCTACTTACACCTGAAAAACTACCACTATGACTATAAGTACCATTATCAGAATCAAGTCCATTGTAGGTATTGTCTAAGCTACCTGAAGTCAAACTAAAACCTGTGCTTGTGGTAGCAGTAACATCATCAGGCAACATTTTAAAAACTCGCCTCATTAATTTATGTACTGATAAAGT